GAACATCCGCGCATTACCTAACAATAGAAAATCAACAATACTCCAGAAAGATGACGCTTAAAGCAGAATTAAAAGCGTTGCAAGATCAAATAGAAAGAGATAAAGAAAATACTACACTTGCAAGATTTATAAGAAACCTAGAGTCAAGAATATACGCACAGCTATCTAGGCAATTGGTAGAAAATTTATTTGGAGAAACTCCTAGCGATAGTGGTGTTTTAACTTTAGAAGGTAACACTATAGAGTATAATGTTGTAGACGGAATAATAACCTTAAACATTACAGATTCAGATGGCAATACGACAACTATATCTCTTCCTATCGGGAATTTTGCTTTCTAGTTGCGCCTTATTATTTGATCCAATAGAAAACAACTTACCGCCCCTACAAAAAATAGAAAAGCCAGAGATAGGATCTTTATTAGTTCCAGAACTTGCTAATATTAAAACATCTAACCAATCCAAACCAGTGGTAGCGATATATGCAGGATCTTTTATAGATGCAACTGGTCAACGTAGAAGCAACAGCACTTACGCAACCTTCTCATCTGCGGTAACTCAAGCACCAGACGCTTACTTAATCAGAGCATTAAAACATGCTGGTAGCAACCATAATGGTTTTTTTGAGGTGGTAGAGCGCGTAGGCCTAGATCATGTAACCAAAGAAAGACAAATTATAAGAAGCACCAGGCAAGAGTTTAAAAAAGAAACCAAATTACAGCCACTTATGTTCGCGGGTTTAATAATGCAAGGTGGCGTGATATCATACGAAAGTAACGTAAAGAGTGGTGGCGCTGGAGCTAGATATCTTGGAATAGGAATGTCTAGACAGTACAAACAAGATACAGTTACCATCTCATTACGAACCGTATCTGTAAGTACGGGAAAAGTATTACTAGAAGTATTAGTAACAAAAACGATATTAAGTGCATCTATAGATCAAGATATTTTTCGTTTTATTACTGACTCAACCGAACTAGTAGAAATAGAAAACGGTTTGGTCAGGAACGAGTCAATCAATATAGCACTACAGACAGCAATAGAAACTGCTGTACTACAAACTATAAAAGAAGGAACAAATAGAGGATACTGGAGTTATGAAGAATTTAAAACAATTGATTGCAACACTGATTGTCTTACCGCTATTCGCGGCTGACAATGAAATCTTTGTAGAGCAAGCTGGTGCAACAGCAAATATAGACTTAGAGCAGTTAGGCTCATCTAACATTATAGGCGGTCTTAATTCTATAGCTGGTACACTAACAGCATTAGATCTTGATGGTATTAATTTAACACTGGATATCAACCAAATAGGTAATACTAATAAATTTCTTGGTGATATCTACGGTGACAATGTAACAGGGTTCTTTGAGTTTGATGGTGACAGCAATACATTTACCATACAAGGTGACCCAACAGATACTTATGGTATTAGTGGATCAGACTACAATGTTGATGTAACAGGTAGCTCTAACACATTTACACTAGATACTGGTACAAGTGCATTAAGTGAAAACTTAGACTTAGATTGGATAATCAATGGTGATGGAAACACTTTTGATTTTGATATTAACTATGATAGTGCTACTAACTATGTTGATGTAGACGGAGATAGCAACACAGTAAACTTTACAGGAAGTGGATATGCGGGAGGATACTTCTACCTTGACCAAACAGGAAACAGTAGAACATTTAACATCATACAGTCATCAACTCTTGCTGCTGATTGGTTACAGATTAACTCTACTGGCTCTAGCGGTACTGTTTGCGTCGTTCAAAGCGACGGCGGAACAACAACCAGTTGTTGATGTAGGAAACATATCTGAGCTAACTGGTTCAGCACAAGTTGTAAGAGATAAGCCATACCAGGCAACAGAGTCTTTTGACATACAGCAAAACGATGAGGCCATTACATCTAATGGTCGTATGGCTATTACATTTTTAGATGATTCTAAAGTAAAACTAACCGAACACTCGCAACTTACTATAGACGAATACATCTTTGATCCTAACCCTAGCAAATCTAAAATGGCTATTACCTTTGGTCTAGGCACAGCTAGATTTATTACAGGTAGTCTTAATAAAATAGATAAAAATAATATAGATTTAAAAACTCCTACAGCAAATATAGCAATAAGAGGTACTGACTTTACGGTAACAGTAGATGAGGTGGGAAGATCATTGCTAATACTTCTACCAGATGAATTTGGTTTATCTAGTGGTGAGATACTAGTAACAACAGCCATGGGTACAGTTACGCTAAATAAACCTTACGAAGCCACAACAGTAGATGTGTATGAAAAGTCACCAAGCAAACCAGTCATATTGGATTTAACACTAGAGCTGATAGATAACATGCTTATTGTAAACCCACCACAGCAAGAAATAGCTGAAGAAGAAACTATACAAACAAAAAAGAAAAATATATTAGACTTTGATGATTTAGATATAGATTATTTAGAAGAAGACTTATTAGACTCAGAGAAAGAACTAGAATTTACAGAGCTAGATATAAATTATTTAGATGTAAACTTTCTTGAAGATTTGCTAGATGTCATAGACGCATTGCAAGAAATCCAAGAAGAAGATCAGCTTGCTCAAGATGCTACGTCAACTAACATTGTTGGTACACAGCTAGGGCAAGACTTAAACACACAAATAACATCATATATAACTGGCGAAGTGCTAACCTTGATTCGTAGCGTGAACGACACAGCAAGAGTAGATATAGACTCATCTTCCAGTTACACAGTTATCTTTATACAAGATGGCGCATCTAAAGTTGTAAAAGTAAATGGTGGTACTGGTAGCCTTATAAAAATTACACAAAGCAATTAATGAATAAAGCATTATTCACAATACTTATAATACTAGCATTGCCCTTGTTATATCAGTCAACGCCAACAGAAATATTAAAGTTAAAAGTATTTGACTATCTGGTACCAAAGCAACAACCATCTGGTTACTTTACTATTTTAAATATTACAGAAGAAGATATTGCTAATGAAGGTGGTTGGCCGTTACCAAGAAAAAGACTAGGACAAATACACACAGAGATAATAGCTAAAGGTGCTATAGGTGTTGGTTATGTTATTAGTTTTCCACAACCTGACCGTATGGGTGGTGATGCTTACTTAGCAGAGTCATTAAAGTATGGCACTTCTGTTTTAGCAATGTTTGAAAATCCTAATGGTAATTATCCGCCAACCACAGGTACTGTCATACTTGGTGATGATATAGGCGGTATGAATACAAACGGTGTCATACAAAACATAAAGATATTAACAATTTATGCACAGGAAGGTATTGCAACTGCACCAACTGATATAGATAACTTAGTAAGAAGAATACCGTTATTGTTAAGAACACCAGATGGATATGTACCCGCGTTTGGCACAGAAGTATTAAAAGCATTGGTTGGTGCTGATACTTATATTATAAAAACTAACGATCTTGGTATAGAACAAATTAGAGTCAAAGGATTGCCACCAGTTGCTACCGACAGTTTAGGTCGTAAGTGGATTAGTTGGGTAGACACACCACAAACCAATTTACAAGAAATGGATGTTGCTGGTAAGTTTGTATTTGTTGGTGTAACTGCTCCAGGTATCATGCCACAAATTGCAACCCCAGTTGGATTATTAGAACCCCACAAAATACAAACAGCATTATCTGAATCAATCTTGATAGAAAACTCGCCAAAGATTCCAGATTGGCATTTATCAGCCGAAATTTTAATTTTGCTAATATTTGTGTCGATGACGTGGCTTGTAATTAATTATCTAAGCATGGTTAAGGGCATAAGTCTCGCTGTTATTTTGCTATTCATCACGGGCTTCTCAGGAGCTTTTAGCGTTCAAAAAGGTATTTTGTTAGATTTTTCATGGACTTTTATCTCTCAAATACTAATTTCTACTATTGCTTTGTATTTAAGCTACAAAAAACAATATAAATTACGCCAACAGATAAAAAAACAGTTTGAACATTACCTTGATCCTAGACAAGTTAAACAATTGCAAGACAACCCAGACATGTTAAAACTTGGTGGTGAGAAAAAATACTGCACATTTTTATTTACAGATGTTAGAGGTTTTACATCTTTATCAGAAAAGTTAGAACCAGAAGAAGTTACCAAGATCATGAACAAGGCTTTAACTATTCAAGCAGATGCAGTTAACTTTTATGATGGCATGGTTGATAAATATATTGGTGACGCAATGATGGCAATCTTCAATGCACCTATAGATATACCCGACCACGAACAAGCAGCTATTCTTTGTGCAAAAAAAATACAAGATAAAATTAAAATGGCTAATCTTGATATTGAAATAGGCATAGGGATAAATACAGGAACTGCTGTTATTGGTAATATGGGAAGCGATACAAGGTTTGATTATTCTGCTATTGGTGATTGTGTAAATACAGCTGCAAGACTTGAGTCAGCAACCAAAGAGGTGGGTGTAGATATACTCATTGGAGAATCTACTGCAAATACATCTAAAATTAAGTTAAAATTATTAAAACCAATAAAAGTTAAAGGAAAAGAAAAACCTTTAACTATTTATACAATTGATTAGGAGTAATTATGCCAAGAGGTAAAGGAACATACGGATCTAAAGTAGGTAGACCACCTAAAAAGAAAAAAGTAAAAAAAAGTAAAAAGTGAAACCATCATCTGCAAAAGCCAAAGGGAGAGCTTTGCAACAATGGGTGGTAGATAAGCTCATTGAAATATTAGGCTTTGATCCAGAGGATCTTGAATCCAGACCAATGGGTTCTAATGGTGAAGATATCATTATGGGAGTTCAATCCCGCAAACAATTCCCATATTCAATAGAGTGTAAGAACCAAGAAGCGGTAAATGTGTGGAAAGCATACGAACAATCGCAAGAAAACTGTAAAGATTACGAACCATTGGTTATAATTAAAAGAAATAGAACAAAACCATTAGCATTAGTAGATGCTGAGTATTTTTTAAAACTACATAAAAAAGATGATTGATAAACTAATAGGACCAGTAGGTGACATTGTCAGCAAGCTAGTGCCAGATAAAGACTTACAAGCAAAACTGAACCATGAACTTAAAACAGAATTACATAAAGCGAATATGGCGCAGATTGAGATCAACAAGATTGAAGCTGGACATAAATCCTTATTCGTTGCGGGCTGGAGGCCCTTTGTGGGGTGGACTTGCGGTATTGCCATGCTGTACCACTTTTTATTACAGCCTATTATTATATTTGGACTATCAGCGACTGGACTATCGTTTGACTTACCAACTTTTGACATGGGTTCGTTAATGACTGTATTAATGGGTATGCTAGGACTTGGTGGACTTAGAACATTTGAAAAAACCAAAGGAGTTACAAAATGAGTTGGAAGAACTTTACGTTAGAAGAATTTGCATGTAAGCATACTGGCGAAAATAAAATAGAACATGAACTTATAGACAAACTACAAGCACTAAGAACAGAGTGTGGATTTCCATTTAAAATAACATCTGGTTATAGAAGCGCAGACCATCCTATTGAGGCAAGAAAATCTAAACCAGGAACACACGCGCTTGGCTTGGCAGCAGATATAGGGGTTAGAGGTGAGCAAGCATTAGAAATAATATCAAAAGCTACTGATTTTGGGTTTACTGGTATCGGTGTAAATCAAAAAGGTAATGCAAGATTTATACATCTTGATATATCTAAAGATTCACAGGGTAGACCTAGACCGCATATCTGGAGCTACTAATGGAGCCATTGATGTATTGGAACATTATTATTACTTTGGTAATTGCACCAATCATACATGGCATAAGAACTAACGCGACAGAATTAAAAAGAGTTGATATACTACTGAATAAGACTCGCGAAGAAGTTGCAAAAGATTATGTAACTAAAAACGAACTAACAATTAGTATAGATAGAGTTATAGATCGTTTAGATAAGCTAGACGAAAAAATGGATAAATTAATTACAGGTTAATATGAGCAAAGGTGCTTTTCAAACAAGACTAGGACAAATGGGAGAGATCCCAAACTTTCAACAAACTCCACCAATGGCATACACTGGTAATTACTTTATGCCACCAAAGCCAAACTATTTGCCTGTAGAAAAACAAGCTATGGCTAGAGTACAACAACCTATGTCTATACAACAGCCGATTGCAAACATTATGGCAGAAGGCAGTATGCAACAGCCAATGGCTCAA